GAATTAATGTAAGAAGATTACTTCTTCAATTGAAGGTGTTGATCTCTAACGTTGCTACAAGATTGTTATTCGAACAAAATGATCAAGCAACTATTGACGAATTCTTAGCTAAAACAAATCCAATTTTGGAAACCGTAAAAAGAGAAAGAGGCGTTGAAGATTTTAAGATTGTTATGGATGGTTCAAACAACACTCCTGAATCTAAAGATAGAAACGAATTATATGGTGAAATATTTATCAAACCAACTAGAGCAGTTGAGTTTATTGGATTAACATTCACTATAACTCCTTCTGGTGCAAACTTTGCTAATATTTAAAAGACAGTATTTATAAGTATCAAAAGAAATAACATTAAAATATTGAAATAAAAATAATGGCAGAATTATTAAGAGGCATACCAGTAGACTTCGAACCTAAAAGAAAAAATAGATTCATTTTAGAGTTTCCTACCGAACTTGGAATTGAAGTATGGAAAGTACAATCAGTTACAAGACCTAAAATAAATATTAATCCAGTTGAAGTACATTGGATTAACACAGTGAATTACGTTGCAGGAAAAGGTAAATGGCAACCGATTGACATTGAGTTCATCGACACCCAAGGACCTTCAACCAGTACCCAATTAATGGAATGGGTTCGTCTTGAATTCGAATCATTAACAGGTAGAATGGGCTATGCAGCAGGTTACAAAAAAACACTCATTTTGAAAGCATTAGACCCAACAGGTGTTGAAGTTGAGAAATGGGAATTAAGAGAGTGTATGATTACCGATGCAGATTTCGGTGAAAATTCACAAGAAGATGATGGATTACAAATGGTTAAAATTACAGTACAACCATTCATGTGTATCCACAACTATTAATAGCCTTTATTACCTTAAAGGATTAGTTATAGAAAAAAGGCCGAGATTTCGCTTCTCGGCCTTTTTGTTTTACTAAAAATCTGGAATTAGTTCTTCCAAGTGTATTTTACACTACCATCTTTATTCTCGCCAGTTAGGATATTTCTATCATATCCATTTGTACGAAGATCAAAAATTGTTGCTCTCAAGTTTTTAACGTCAAATTGTGATTTGGCGTTCTTGCGAGTTACAGTCTTACCAGACTTTAATGCACTTAACACCTTAAATTTTTTAGGTGTTTTTTTGTTTTTTAGTTTTGTCATTGTTTTTACTTATTTAAGTTTAACTTATAGAACTGTAAATATAGGGATTATTTTGATTATTCCAAATTATCTTTGTAATTGTTCTTCGGTATATTGTGTCAAACCAGCCCAATTTGAATCAAAAATTTCATCGGCTAGGCCATATTTTACAGTTTCATCAGAGGTTAAATATACATCTTCGTCTTTATCCATACGGCTTCTAAGCCATTTTTTAATATAATCTAAAGTTTTGTCAGATAATGCACCATGATATTTCATTGATTTAGCATAAATTTCCAACATAATTTTTTCTGATAATTTATCAAATTTAACTGCCGAACGGACTTGTTTAACAGTTCCTTCCATTCCAAAAGTGCCATCATGAAACAAAAAATAGCTATTTGGCATCATTACACGCTTATTACCTGCTTGAAATATTATACTGGACATTGATCTGGCGTGACTGTAATTAAGTATTGTAACAGGCCAAGGAAAGGCTTTGATTGCATCGTATATTGCCATACCTTCTGTCCAATCACCGCCACAACTTTTCATATGTATCAATAATGGTTTTTCAGGATTTCTTCTCATACACATATTTAGATTACGTATGAATCTATTTGCCATAACATATTCCACTCCCGGTTCATTCGTGAATTCACTACCAACACCGTATGTATATGATTCAATTCCAAATAAATAAATATGATTTGACATTAAATCAATATCATTTTCTAAAACGTAGTAAAGTGGATCATCTTGTCTAAGTTTTAATTTATGATCTAAAGTAAAATTTCTTAAATCTTTTTTCTTTGGTGTTGCTTTTTCGTTCATTTTTTAAAAATCTTTTGACATAATCATATTAATCTCGGAACTGTAATCGTTACATTTAATAATTTTATAGTTATCATTAACTTCATTAAACCATACTATGTAACTATCACCTAGTTTTATACTAGTGTTCCGTTCTATTATTCTTTTATATGCACTAAGCTGCAATGAATATAATTCAAATTCACACTCATCAAGATCAGAAACGATAGATTTCAATTTCATACCACTATATTTTGCTACCATGTTCAATTCCTTATTAGTTTTCCAATCCCAAATTTGAAAGCATTGATGTTTAACATTCCAAAAAATAATATCCATCATCCCGGCCAATTCCCACTCAATATCAAAAACAACAAATTCAGTTTTTATTGGAATTAATTTTTCATATGTATCACGATAAAAATTATCCACAAATTTCTTTACCGTTTCAAATTCTTCTCCAATTCTAGTAACGCCCATTCGGTCAAGAATCTCAAGATTCTCTTTACCTAATTTTTTCATTGCTAGTTCATCATCATACTTGTAAATCTTATTATTGTATAATAATTCAGCATAGTTGTGAACAGCAGTTCCTTTTATTTGGGATTTAATGTTTAGTGCTTTCCAATATAATTTAACTTCGTCCTGAGTGAGTCCAAGTTCATCCATCTTTTTCAATGACCAGAATTCAGTATCAAACTCTTCTTTAAACTTGTGTAGCTTGGTTGTAACCGATATGAAATTTTTACCATTTACGAAATACTTGTGAATATCATCAAAAAATTTCACGTTGTTAAATTTCACAAAAAGTTCCATAGGAACTGGTATTTTAGACCAGTCAGTACGTATTTCACCCATAAAACAAAAATAGCATAATTTCTTTGATTTTCAAAATTTTTCATATATTTATACGCAGGTAATTGATATTTTTCACCAATAAAATGAAAAAATGGACTTTTTCTTTATGCATTGATCTTCTTTAAGTTCTTAAACTGATAATCGGTGTGATAAAATGGGATAAGCATTCCTTCCTTATCATGGAAGCAGCATTAAAATATCAAACTAAATCTGAATTTACAAAAAAATCTTTAGGTGCATATTTAAAGGCACAAAGAAATAATTGGTTAAATGAGATTTGTTCTCATATGATTTAATTGATACGAATATTCTTTTGTAATATTGCACCAAAATCAATTTTTTCTAATTGGTTAATTATACCATTTTTGTCAGCACTAATACCTGAATAGCCATGAATATGTTGAATTATTGCATTACGAATAACCTCAAATGCTTCAACAATCAAATCTCCCCTTCCCATTGGATGGGCAGATTCGAAAATTTTAGTGATATCATCCTTTGTTAAACTATTAGATTTAAATTTTGGATTACCATCATGTGAAATAAATGCGATCTTGTCAGCCATTGTAACAATAGAACTTTGTGTAACATTCTTCTCGTTTTGTACAAAATCCATTTGAATAAATGCCGGATTCTCTTTATTCAATGAAAGTACGTTATCAATCTTATGTTTTCCACATCTAATAAGTACTTGTTTATCTTTTAATATTAAATCACTATTGTTTCGACCTAAAATTGCGACATCTTTAAGATCAGGAAATACACCAAAAGCATCAGGATATGATGACGGATTTGGTTCAGTATTAATTGTTGCTACGTTTGAAGTTGATAATGCCGTAAAATATCCATCGTAACCAATCTTTTGTGGTTGAGAAATTATACTCCCCATCCAGTGTCTACCTCTTTGTGGGTAGCGAGTATCTTCGATAAAAACTCGTACAACCTCACCCACTTGTGGAATTATCCAGAAGAATTTCGGTAACATTGGATAAGCAAATGGTAATTGATCATTTCCAGTTTTATTATCAAAATCAGGAATTTTTACACGTATACGACCACCTTCATTTGGATCATCAATACTAACAACCTCACCATAGTATATGTTACGTACAGCATTTTCTTTATTAGTATCCTTCTTATAAGGATTACTCTGTTGAATATATTTTTTATCGTAGCCTTCCATTTCTTAAATAAGTTTTTTCATTGTTTCAATATATTCTTCTTCAACCTTATATAGTTTTTGTTCAAGATCACCATATTGCGTATTCAAAATTTGACTAGCCTCTAAAATTTTAATCATATCAGCCTTAATCTGCTCATGTTTAATTTTGAGTTCGTTTGTTTTTGCAACCAATATTTCTTTCTCTTCCATTATTGTATAACTCCGTAACCTGTTGTAATGGTAATTGTTGAACCGACTACATTGACCGGACCGGACGGTGACGCACCAGCAGCCGTTAATGTTGTTCCCGGAGGAATGGCAATCGTTAATTTAGCATCTTCTTGAATTGCTCTGATTATTTCTTCAACACGAATTCTCTCCATTAATTCATCTGGACTTACAGCACCAGAAGGTAGAGCACCAATTGGTATACCAGCTTCACTCTTTCTTTGTATAATTCTACTTGCAATTTTTGTCGGTGACAGTCCTGATCTACGTTGCGCACCAATCAATATCAAAGGTGTAGGAATTGATGTCGAAGAACTATTATTCTGTATTCTCAGGATTTTTTTAATCCCACCTAAAATTGAATTAAATGATTCAAAATTAATTTCTGCCATAATCTTATGTGAATAGACTTTCAATTATTCTTATAAACGCCTGTAATTTCTCTTTAACAATAAGAACCGCAACTGGAGTGATCAATTTTATAAGTTCTATTTTTAAAAGATCAAAAATAAATTTATTAAGCAAACCACCAGCAGATTTTGCTAAACATTGTATAAAATTTTTCTGTGCATTAATATCATCAGAAATATTAGGCGCAAAACTTACGTTATTATTATTCTTAAATCCATTTAACATAGCCATTAATACCCTAATTTGAGGGGTTGAGGTCAATGCAAAGACAAGTGAACTCATTATTGTCTTAATTAATTTTTTAAAAAATCCGTCTCTTATTGCATTTTTATTTGCTGGATTAGTTTGTGTTTGCTTACGACCAAAACTATTTTCCATTACATTATTATATGCATTTCCCACACTAGTCGGATCGGTTGATCCGGTGTTATTTGCAATTAGTTCTGCAATGTCTTCTAACAATAATACACTATCAATTATAGAGCAACCAACGTCAACGGGAACAACGCCTTCAAGTTTATTTTTTGCAATTTGTTGTATTTGTTCAAGTTCTGCATCCGAAATGGTTGCAGTTTCATCACCTTGTATCAATTTTTCAATAAGAGCAAGCAGTTTTTCTTCTTCGGTAAGCGCAGAAGCAGTCTTTTTGGTGGATTTTGCAGTTGTACCATATATAGTGTCCATTA